GAGATCTCTTTAAACATTATTGTGATGCAAGTAGTGATTTTGCCGTTGTACAGGCCTTTCTATCGTTTGATCCAAGTTTACATAAAAGCAAATATGTAATGAAATACTTGAATAATACTAAAAAGAAGATTACAATGTAGAGATGGAACTATCTCTAACGGATTTCGAACAGTATATCTATAATACTCATCTTAGAATCTCTCGCAGTAAAAAAGGATTACCGTTTAAGTATAGAAAAGATTTTAGTTATTTAAATGACATTTATGTCAATAGCTTAAAGAAGATAGCTATTTTTCTAGGTAAGTTTCCGCATATTAAATTAGAAAATTTTATTAAAGCTCCGTACGATGTATACCCAGATCAAGATCATTTCGAATTAGATTATTATACAACATTAAAAGCTACTAAGGCTTATACAATCTTCATGAAGAAACAAGAAACACTTGATCCTGATAATGAAGATCAATTAAAAAATATTGTTGATTCGTTGAAATATATTTCTACATTCTGTAAAGAGCAAGGAATAGATATATCAGAATATATTGAACACCGAACTGAAAACAGTTCATCGTACATCTTGCATCTTAAAGAACATAGAGTAAATGTTTATAGCTTATTTGGATTTCAAAACTTTGAACGTAGTATAAGAGCTTTAGATCCTGAACTCTTAAAATTTATTCTTGGCGATGACTTTCTTAATAATCTTTCTAAATTTCGACTAAAGTACTTCGCTTCAAAAAAGGCAAATAAATTAGTCGAACTTGGAATACAAAAAATAAAACAAAAAACCACTTGATTAACCTAAAAATACAACCTATACTAAACAAAATTAATTATGAGCTCCTCATTCACATCATCCATGTTCGATAGCATTAAGTCAGCCCTTACCAAAAATACTGAGGGCAGTAACACTAAGTTTAAGGATTACCTTAAGACTGAAGTCGGAAATACGTACACTGTACGTCTTCTCCCTAACGTAAAAGACCCTAACAAGACTTTCTTGCATTACTATTCTTATGCATGGAATAGCTTTGCTGATGGTAAGCTTATTAACGTAATTAGCCCTACTACTTGGGGTCAACGCGATCCCATTGCTGAGGAAGGTTATCGTATTCGTCGTAACGGTACTGAAGAGGAGAAGGATAAGGCACGTGCCCTTAATCGTAAAGAGAGCTGGTTGATTAACGTTTACGTTGAGAATGATCCAGTACGTCCGGAAAATAATGGCACCATTAAGGTCCTCCGCTTCGGTCGTCAGCTTAATAAGATTATTATGGATGCGATTGAAGGTGAAGATGCAGCTGATTTCGGTCCACGTATCTTTGATCTGTCCCCTAACGGTTGTAGTTTCCGTATTAAAGTTGAGAAGCAAGGTGACTTTCCGACTTACGTATCATCTAAGTTCGCACTTCCCAAGGCTGTTGTCGGTCTTAATGCTGACTCGTATGACGAGATCTATAATAATATCTTTGATCTTGAATCATACTTGACTGTTAAGAGCTATGATGAGCTTAAAGAAACTCTTAACGCGCATTATTTTTGTGTATCGGATGTAGAAGATAATGATGAGCCAGTAGCAGCTACCCCTAAGATTACCACAACACCTAAGCCTGTTGTAGCCCCTGTTGTCGAAAAGAAAGCAGTACCTGCCAGCCTTGACGATGATTCTATTGCCGATCTCCTTAAAGGACTTGAAGATTAATGAGCGACGAAATTTCAGCTGAAGATCTTAAAATGCTGACCCTACAGTTTATGGGTCAGCATTTGACTGGTGATTTAAAAAGCTTAGAACAAAATATTATTTCTAAGAATAATACCTTACAAGGTATGGTTTTAGATCCTGCAGCTATTATTAACTCTATTCCAGCAGCACAATCTCAACCACCTCCGCAAGTACCGCAATTAAATGCGGATTTTGTACAAAGAGCACCTGCCCCTCAACAAATTAGTCCTGCACCCGTAATTGCGCAACTTACAGCGCCTGTTGATCAGAATCAACTTGAGTTTAGTTTTGATACAAGTCCGCTTTCTGAACGTATTTTCGAATCTCTTCAACGTATTGAAAAAATGCTTCTCTCTTTTGACGAAAGATTATTAGCAATTGAAGATACTAAAAAAAAGGACTGATATATCGCTTGTTTAAGCAAATAAAGAGTCTATTATAAAGGCATGATTCTTACTATATCAGATAGAGAAGATTTTCTTAATAACTTCTTGACACCACTTAGTCGTGTTGCAGATAGCGCAGTATTAAAACTTACTTCTAAAGCTATTTCAGCTATTATTACAACAAGTGATAATACGTTAGTTGTACATGCAACATATAATAATATCCTATCAGGATTAGAAAAAAATCTTAATATACCTGATTTGAAGAAGTTTTGTCGTGTACTCTCGTGTATTGAAGAAAAAGGATGTGCGTTAGATATATCTACTAACTATATTGGTTTTGAATCACCTACTGTTCGTTTTAAGTATTATCTATACGAGGATAATATTATTAAGACACCTAAACAAATTAATCTTGAAAAATTAAAGGAGCTACCATTTGACGGTACATTTACAATTCCATATACGTCTGTCGTATCACTTATTAAAGGTAGTTCGATAGCTACCGAGACAAATAAAATTTATATTACGTTTAAGGATAATGATGTATTTGGCGAATTGACAGACAAGACAAGAGTTAATACAGACTCTTATGGTATTAAAATATCAGAGGACTATAAAGGTGATCAGATTAATATACATATACCCTTGAATTTTGAATTATTTAGAATAATTTCTTGTATGAAATACAAGGTATTGACGGCTAATATTGCATCCAAGCGCGGATTACTAACTCTCGATACAGGTACAGAGACAACAGGCATGAAGTTTATTGTTTCGGCATTACAAAATTAAAATTTATGAGCAACAATAAACTTAAAACACCCGGCTACTTTATTAAAAGACTTCGCGATAATGGCTTCGTTGTCATTCGATTATTCTCTGTATACGCGAAAAGAGACCCTCGTAGATGGACAGTAATGGTAAACCCTACCGAGACATCTGTAATGATTACCTGTTATGCTAACAAGACCGAGCTTGGTGAAATTTTATTTGAGTTTAACGATGGTGGTAATCGAATTCCTAAAAACTACAATATCAAGACCGATAGTATTGAAGTAATTATTGATTATCTTATTACTCACGGTATATCTAATAATATTGAATACCACGGTAAATCTAGATATCTTGTTAAGAGAATAAATAATCATAATGAGCGACAAGAGCCAGAACAAGAGGGAGAAGAAAGTGAAGAAATCGGAAGTTAAATTAAATGCCGACGATAAGGAAGTGCTTCGTAAAGCAATGATTTCTTCTTTACAGGACAATATCGCAAATCGAGAAAATGGTATTAAAAAAGATTTACATACACTTTCTTCTCAAGTTGAAGAGTACTTAACGTCCTTTATTATTCTCGGTTATACATTTGATGGAGAACCCATTCAATGTATTTCCGCACATAATCAACAAGAGGCAGATTCGCTTGTTACTCTCATTAATAAATTCTTTCATAATCATATAGATAATGAAGGCTCTGAACAAAATTAAGTTTTTACTAAATAAAAAGCATCCCCGTCAGCCGTTTATATACGCTGTTACAAGAGGGGATTATTTAGGTGAGTTGTTAGTATACGCTGAACAGCAAAATAACGATTACGTTTTTCTCGTTCTTCCAGAAATGAAAATAAGACGTATTCCTGTAGATAAATTTGAAATAGGAATTAGTGATAAAATTGTTGACGTGGTAGAGAAACTACCTGCTTACGTTCACAAGACATGCATGCAGCAGTATTTCAAAAATAAAACTAAAGTTCTAGCACTAGAGGATGATGAAGACTAAGTAATTGTATGGATATTATCCAACCAAAAGTTATTCAATCACCAATTAGCGGTGAGCCGATTCGTCCTACAATTAGAACGTATATTCAAGGTAATCAGGAAATTACTGAAGCAATTTATACTGACCCTGCATCCGGTGTATTTGTACACAAGGGTGTTATCTCCATTAAGGATCTGAATAAGCAAACAAAAAATTAATCTTGTTTTTATATAGTCGCGTCATTATACTCATGATGTGATACTTCCTCAGGAATATATTGTACAGAAATTTTATCAGTACGCTGGCTATCCCAAGTATAAAAAATCATCAAATACCTACGAGGCAGGCTGCGCGATATGTCGAGAGGGTACATCATGGCTAAAAAAACGTAGATGTTACTATCTTGTCGAAGATAATGTTATTTGCTGTCATAACTGCGGCTGGTTTGGCAAGCCATTAAAATGGATTCAAGAAGTATCAAATCAAACATACGAAGAAATTATAAAAGAAGTTAAGACTTATGATATTTTACCTACCGATATCTCTACAGATAAAGTTGAAACAGATCTTGTTAAAGTTGTACATAAGTTACCGCTTGACTGTATTAACCTATTCGATGCACATCAAGTCAATTACCATAAGGATAACATTATTGTTCAAAAAGCTGTTGAAGTAATAAGAAGTAGAAGATTAGATACTGCTGTTAATCGACCAAAATCTCTTTGGCTATCCTTAACTGATAAGATACATAAAAATAGATTAATTATACCGTTTTATGACGAGAAAGATGAAATTATATTCTATCAATCAAGAACTATTATAGATCAGCCTGCGGTCAAATTACCAAAATATCTTAGTAAGATAAATGGTGAAAAATCTCTCTTTAATCTTAATAATATAGATACATTACTAGAACATATTTTTATTTTTGAAGGTCCGATTGATGCTTTCTTTGTTAAGAACGGGACAGCTGTAGCAGGTATACAGGAAAATAGTAATAATACATTCTCCACATTACAGCAATCTCAGATTAATAATTTTAAATTATCTAAGATGATATGGGTATTAGATAGTCAGTGGTTGGATAAAGCTAGTAAAATAAAAACACAGCGGTTAATTGATGCAGGTGAGACAGTATTTATATGGCCTGAGAAAATCGGAAAAATATATAAAGATTTTAACGATGCTTGTATAGCGTCAAATATAGATGAAATTTCATCTAAGTTTATTATTAATAATTCCTATAGCGGATTAAAAGCTAAACTCTTATTATCAGAAATTAAAATTTAGTCGTTTGCAGAAGCAAGATATCCTTTAAGTGACTGACTAAGACCACCTAAATCGGCAGCAAGACGAGAAATCTTTTTCTTTTCACTTCTTGCAATATTTTCAAACATTGTATCACAAGGAGCTGAGTGAAGCTGAATCTGCATTGAGTCACTATTTGTATCATTTAAGAAAATAATAAAGTCATCAATCTTTCCAATCCATTCATGAAGTCTATTAATTTGCTCAACTTTAACATGATCAATACGTGTTTGTCTTTCTGCGGCCTTGACATCGAAATCTGCTGGCTTTGCTGTGTCTAAACTCTGCGCCATAGCTTCCTGATCATTTGCAGGTGTACCAGGAGCTGGTTCAGGTGTAGGAGCTACATCAGCTTCCAAAATATAATCAAATCTCGACTTAAAATAACTCATAATAGTATTTATGGTAGAGATTAAATAATTTTACATGAAAAAGAAGGTTCTATTTGAAGATACGGTTTCTGTATATAATAAATGGGTGTCAGGTCAAGCGTCGCGTGAATTTAGTGCAATTAAAATGAAGTTTAATGACCTTCTTGGCAATGATAAGGGCCATAAAACACAAAACCCTGACGACGCAAAGGCAAATAATGTTCTACCGTACCCCCTGCCAAATACGGCAGCTATTTTAGGTGATCTACTAACAAACGCAACAAATGCTATCGGTACGTATAGAACTGCATTAAACAATCCTCTTGTACGAGAAGATGAAAAGGCAAAAAAGGAATTAGAACTAATTATTAATTGTCTCGATAAGGCTTTACTCGATATTAAACAAATATTCATTGTTCTTGGTAAAAGCGCTAAGCAGGACGATACTTGATTTTTATAGTTCTTACATTATATTATAATAATGTTAGGAAAACTTTTAACACAATTAACTTCGTTAGTTGTAACGGCAATTTTAATCGGCCTACTCTTTAAACACTTTGGCGTATCATTATTAATTGGTATACCAATCGGTGTCATTGTTCAGTTTGGACTATATTACGCCTTTATTACAGCACTTAGTGCGTATGTAGAATTAAAAAATAAACAACTCGAAAATGAAAGAATTAAGGAATTTAGTCTTCAAGGTCTTGATGTTACATGTCCTTGTTCTCTAAAGAAAACTGAATTTGTTCCTATTATTTTAAATACAAACAATACGTATAAATGCGATCATTGTCAAAAGAATGTAAGTGTGTATATTGCTACTGAAACCGCGCTTATGACCGATACTATCGCTAGTGTAACACTACCAGCCCCGGTACCTTTAATTATTACTGACAATGGAAATTCCTGAAAGTATTAGCAATTTAACTGAAGAATCGGTAGCTGATCAATTTGCAATAACTCCTCCTGTACAACAACCATCTCTTGATGAGTTAGTACATACATTAAAGCAAAAACTAGACTTTCAAGATTATAAATCACTTGAAGAGGGTACGGTCTTTTATAAGAAAGACACGACATCAGACAAAAATATTATTAAAAATTTACTTCTTCTCTATATTGATACACTTTCAAAAGCAATACAGGTATCGAGTGTTAAGGAAGAATTTAAAAGCGAATTGATTAAAACGCTCAATACATCCATCAATGGTGCAATACAAAGTATTGACGCTACACACGCGTTATTAAATTTCTTTAATGATGGTAAGAATATTCTTGACGTGCAGCGAATTTCATACATAATACTCGGATATGTCATCGACACCATCAAACGTATCAACATCACTAAACGATAGCCTTAAAGAAAACAATATGTCATACGACGAATACGCTCGTTGGCTATGTCTCTTGGAAGGTATTGAAATTGTAGGTAACCGAGTAGAACAGCTTAAGAGGCGATCCATTAGTGGTGATATTGATTGGATTAAGCCATTAGCATTTCAAAAGTATATTGATGAACGTTTTCTTTCTATGAAATCTGATCTAGATGAAATTGAAGCCAATAATTCTATTACAGCACCTAAACTTTCATGCACTACATCATTGGTACCAGCTTTAGCGTAAGGCCAGATCCTCGTCGAGGATTTAAATCACCAGAGAATAATTTTTCTGTTAATGTCTTATATAAATTGACAAATATTGCTATGATTAACAATTTGTTAACTTATACATTTGATGGTACTGATCGATCATGTGTCAAAATGCCATTTGAATCAAGTAAGATTGCAGATAGTTTTATTGCAAAATTACGTAACGAACAATTACCGGTATATGCAGCTGATATTGGTAAAATAGACGTTTAAGAGTACCCGCCATATACGTCACCATAATCAGTTTTCGAATAATCAAATACCTGTACAGACTCAACGTCAGCGCTATAGCTATATGGTTTTTGAGCACCAGAGGCTGTAGCGCTGAGAGTATCATCATATACCTGTTGATTAACTGCTTCACCCGATAGACCAGGTTCAAATGACCACTCAAAGCGCTTAGCTTTAATTAACCATACATAGTGACCGGCAAGAGGATTAATTTGGGCAATATCTTGATCAAGACGCTCAGTTATCTCATAAAAATTTCCATTACGACCATCAACACGATCTTGACCGTATTCAGATAATTGAAATACATCACCTGATTTCGGTTCTGCACCATTACCAAATGTTGTATAAAAACTATTATACGGTATAAACGCAGTAACTTCATCCTCTGAAAGTAACCCATACTTACTAAGCATAAGTGCGTTTTCATTTAAGTTAATAGCGAGAATAATCGGTAAGGGCGGTGCGAATTGCTGAGTTGGCTGTTCACCATATAGCATATCAGCAGATAATGTATTAAAGGTGTTTACGTAATACTGCGTTTGCTGTCCAAATTGACTAATTTGCTCTTGCCAATAATTTGAATATAAAATGCGCTCGTTCTCGTTGTTTCCTTTATCGGTAAACCGAAAACATGGATTAGTATTATAATCTATACTCGCAGGATAGATCTGCGGGGTAGGATTACCAGTATAGAAATCTTTTGTCTCAATAGTCATTATCGTTTATATAAAAGATATGAATTAGGATTAGTTGGATGACGAGTAATACTAATACCTGTATTACCGCATTTTACCTCCTCATTAGCTTGTGAAGGTATATTGAAACCAAATTGTTTTGCGAGTGCGGTAGCCTGAACACCGGTAATAGGCTTTGATCCTCTTCCTACTCGTTTTAATTCCTCAAAGGGTTGAACAGCGTTATTATTAGCACGATGACAAACTGGTACAATATCGTTAGCATGTTTCATATTAGGATCTGTAGCATTACTAGTAAACATACTATCAATGTGTCTACGCTTTACTGCTGTGCCATCTTTATGAAACTTTCTATAATGATCTTTAAAGCTATTCACACATATATTTATACAAAAAAAAGGGCCTTATTGCTAAGGCCCTTAATTTTAATTTTTGATCTATCTAACTTATTAGAGCTTACGGAAGTCGCGAAGCTGGCCCTTAGGAGCCTTATAGTTGTCCTTACCAGTCGCGAAAAGAACCTTACCAACGTTCTT